ATGATTACGCACGGAATATTCAAATTTAAGCTTGGGCTTGTCCCACCTGTAAACATCAAAGGATTACCAGTTATCAACGACTGCGGCAGCTTTCACTTTGCCTACAACACAACACCCGAAGGGGAAATATGGATGATGTGGGAACTTGTCGATGGTGTTCTCTACCTGGATGATGGCCTCAACCTGGCATTAACTGGGTACAATAACATACGTATTATAGACTGGGGCGATATCCCGCTTTCGAGGAATATCGCCAAGAATAGTGAGAGAAACGGAGTTTTCCTAAGATTTACAGGTTCTATGCCGTTTGGTAATAGTTTACCACAGATTGAGGAAGGGAGCAATCTTTCTGCATTATTTTTTGCGTGTAATATTGAGAGGACACAGTTTGGGAACATTGGTAAATGGGACGTTGCTAAGGTGGAGGGTATGGGCGTGCTGTTCGCGTATGCTAGGAAGTTTAATTCAGATATAAGTAAATGGGATGTTGGTCGGGTGGGGAATATGGAGGGGATGTTCTATAATGCTGATAAGTTTAATTCAGATATAAGTAAATGGGACGTTGCTAAGGTGGAGGATATGTGGTGGATGTTCTTCGATGATAGTAAGTTTATTAATGCTAGGAAGTTTAATTCAGATATAAGTAAATGGGATGTTGCTAAGGTGGGGAATATGTATGGCCTGTTCAATAGTGCTGATAAGTTTAATTCAGATATAAGTAAATGGGATGTTGGTCGGGTGGTGAGTATGTCCTCGATGTTCACATACACTAATAAATTTAATTCAGATATAAGTAAATGGGATGTTGGTCGGGTGGTGAATATGGACTCGATGTTCTATAGTGCGGTAAACTTTAATTCAGATATAAGTAAATGGGATGTTGCTTTGGTCGAAATTATGGCATTAAATTTAAAATCAACACTGAACTTTAATTCAGATATAAGTAAATGGGAAATAAAACTGAATAAATCATTCATAAAACCTGGGCCTAATTATTTTTCTCAACGAGAAATAGATGAAAATGATATTATACATAATTTAAGTAGTATGTTCTTAGGTAATGTCAAAATCCAAAACACTTACGGAGACCTTAATACATCCCTTAACTTTTTCATCAACCAATCCAAATCCCAAAAAGCAGTAACAAAATACATAAGGAAAGTTCCCCAATCCAATTTTTTAACATCCATTATCCCACTAATAGGAGCCATTTACATTATAAAACGCCGAAAACGCTAATTATTTAATTTCCTTAGAACTTAAATTATTCTTAATAAATACGTAAATAGATTAATAATATCAAGATAAAGACTAAGAGCAGCGAATACGTGGTCATTAACATCATACGAATATTTATGTTTTCCCCCGATTATTAACTGCGTGTCATATACTATACAAAATGAAAATAGAAGGGCGCCTACAGATGAGTATATTATATTATAGATTTGATTTTTTATAAATAGAGATAGGATTCCCATAAATACAAGTATTAATAAAAAACATAAAAGATATGGACCAAACCCCGTGAAATCATACTTTGTCTGAAACGCAAATAGTGTTAATCCAAGGGTTATTAGCCCTGTGGCAACTGCTGCCATCAACAATGTATTTGTATCATAATAGCTACTTATTGTACCTAGTGTTATTGACAAAAATAAAGTAAAAAAAGATAATATTATATAATTACAAGGAGGATTTCGATGTATATTGGTACATACCAGAACAAGCATAAGTACTATTTGGAATATAAGACTTGTCGTTAATAATGACTGACCTCCGTTAGAGTTTTGCATAAAATCTTTAATAGAATCATTGTAGACGAATAGAGAACACACGCCAATCGTAAACATTAATTGTAAATACAGAATCGAATACACTCGTTTAATAAATGTATTTCTATCATCTCCTACAATTTGATTATATTCGGGGGGAGTATCTAATAATTTATAATGTTGTGCCATTTATTATTAATATAAAATATGTTTTAAATAATTAAAAGTGTTGTTAGTGATTACTTAAAGAATAATATTATTTTACTGCATATAACGTTGCTATAGATTTTTCACGCTGTAATTTACCATATTCACTGTATGGGTCATAGAATAAATTTTTCCACCAATTCTGTATTTTTTTAATCCGTTCGTTTTCTATATACATTATATTTTTGAATACTGGTAATTTTGAGGGGTTTTTTGTTATAAGGTATGATATTAAATGCATATTCTTACTTTTAAGGGCAAAACAAAATGGGCTACACATATTTATACCCACAAATTCGGTTTTTAAGTTCGAAAAAGTTGCTAATGTATGTTCACACTGTGTTGTTTCATTAAATAAATCAATCGCAGGATTTAGTTCTAATATATATTTTAAAATATTCAAATGACCTTCTGAACATGCATACTTAATTGCACAATTATTAATAGCCTCTATATTAATATCTGGTTTTAATTCTAACAAATATTTCACCAAATCTAAATTTCCTGACTTACAGGCGTATCTAAATGCCCCTTCATCATAATCAGATATATTGGAAACAGTTAATGATGGTTCAGTTTCAAATATAAATTTAATAAGATCAACATTACCTAAGTAGCATAAAAACCCAAGTATTTGAGAATAAGACAACGATTCTTTCTTAAATTGTAGAATGTAATTTACCATATCAATATTTTTGGTTTTAATGACTGAAATAATATTAGTTTTAGTCCCTAAAAAGTTTTGCATATCTAGATTTCTAGTTGCGAAAAAGGTTAATGATTCTATATTTTTAAACGTTTTAACAAAGCCATTAAGCGTGTTGAAAAAACGCTTTTTCGAGTTAGGCATTTCTGATACATATTTAATTAAATCTATATTTCCTGATGAATAACTATTTAGTAATTGAGTGGAAGTTAATATAAAATCTGGTTTCTCACATACACGTTTAAATAGTTCTAAATTTCCAGATAAGCATACACTATCATTTATTTTTTCTATAGAAATTTTAAAGGAACGTTTAGTTTTTAATTGAACTATCACCTTTACCAACTGAATTATGTCCCAATTACCAGATTCATACGCATTATAATGTATGTTTAAAACAGAATTATATTCGACTGCTTTTAATAATATAGTTTTAAACATACGGTACAGCGTAAATACGATTTCCACATTACCAGATTTACAAGCTTTAGAAAATAGAATAAAAACATTTTCTTCTAGCCGAGATTTATTATAATATTTAAAACTAGCTATACATATATGTTTGAACTGCCTTAATTCATACACATCACTCGCGTCTACAATAGTGTGTAATTTATGAAACAATTTATTTAATGTATATTTATAAATACACGTTTGATAACTACCATTTAATACTTTTTTAAATCCATACGACCAATTTATAGTATGAAATATATCCCTATTATTAATAATTTCTTCTAATAAAAGGCGGGTTGTACTGTATTTTTGGGTATAAATAGCCACTATTTTTTCCTTAATCTGAAACAGATTTTCACCATTTGATGGATAATAATTATCGTTTAATTGTGTTTCATAGTCTTTATTATTCATTACCGACTTAAAATAGTCCCCTTCAGTTTTACAATCCAATACTTTATGGGATGTATCTTTTAAAATATTTGATTTAGTATCCATTAATGTATAATTATCAACACTTAATCCAAGGAGTAAAGTCTTATAAAGTCGATATTCCGACACCTTCATTTGTGGATTATATGTTGTTTTATTTTTCCCCATATTTTCTAAGAAATTTTTAGTTACCCAACCAGATGAACCATCATATAGTATTTCTAAATGTGAATAATCAAAGTTTTTAACAATATGATATTTATTAACAAAGTTTCCACACACTATTTGTATATACCTGTCAATACCTCTAAAATAAAGTGTATACACATTATTATAGGGTATTAAAATAGTATATTTAAAATAATTCAATAAATACTTGAGTTTCTCTGTTTTTTCCTCCAAGGTACCATAAAGATATATATCTATATCAGCTGCTTTGTATAACAGACTCGCTTCACTAATATTCATATGTATTTTACTTATGGACCCCCCTGCTACAATACAATTACTCCAGTTTAGTTTATCGAATAAATTATATGAAAATTTATTCCATTTACTAACATCAATATCCACGGGGAATAAATTATCTATATCTTTCGGTGGTTCGGTTGCATGCAGATCGTATAGTTCATCGTCATAGTCTTCTCCCCCATAATATGAATTTAGACGAAACCCATCGTTCCCATCTATACTAGACTCATCATCTTCTGAATCAGTATCCTCATAATCCTCCTCAGAATCCTCCTCAAATAACAATCTGTTTTCCTCCTCAGTATTTACAATCGTATCTATTATAATATTACTATCATTTCCAGACATTTTTTAATATGAAATAAAACTGTATTAAGTATCAAATTTTATGTTACTACCAATCGTATATAATAGTATATAATAGTATTTATAATAAACCACTTAATTTAAGAGCTCTTATCATCCTGGTAACACCTATGCCCCCACCACACCTATCGAAGAAATTAAATTCCAAAAAATCTTCTAATTCTTTTTGGACACGTTCTTTGGTAAAATTACTAAATAAAATATTGGCATACCCCCTTCAATAATTTTATAAAACTGAACTCTCATTTCATTTGGGTCTGTGGAGCGTTCCGCCGAACCAATTGTTTCGACTCCGTGCTTTATAACATCAACTTTATTGGCGTGTTTTCCATCCGCGCCCTGTTTCATATTCCAAAAAGGTGATGTTGTATTAGGAAAGTTCTTTAAAAAGAATATTTTACTGTAATCTGTTTCCATTTTTGTTTCGTGTTCATGTTCTAATTCATCTGTATTATATTTATGAGCAACTACATCATAATCTTCTTCCATAAACTCTTCTTTAGTGCCAAATCCTAAATGTTCACACAACTCTTTTTCTAATTCTACTAATTTATCCATATCCCCTTCATCTCAAACTCAAACATTGGAAATATTTTATCGTGTCTGTCTGGGACAGGGTTCGGCTCATTGCGAAAACTGGTACTAACACAAAAAAACCCAGGAACTTCTGGATTCTTTAATAATTCATATTCTAACCACATCTGTCCAGTTTGAGGTAATGGCCATACTTGCCCTCCATAATTATATGTTGATAAGGTTGTAGGATCTTCGCAGGCTGCTAGGATACATAAACGCGATTGAGTATGAACCTCTATAAATCCTTTAGACTCAAAAACTCACGCATTTTTTAACACATTTATGGAATTCCAAAGGATCAATATTAGATATAGAACAAGACATTTAAATATAAAAGGATATAAATCTTTAAATAAAAATAATCTTTATATTATATTTAATTTACTTAAAATTATACACCATATTATAACTATGTTTAAATCCTGGAAAAGTATCGATCCAGACTCCTGGTTTGTATGTGAACCAGATATGAGAGGGTTCCTTCCTCGTTATTCGCCTTTAGAAAAACTACTAAATAAGAAATATCAAATTATTAATGAAATATTCTATGAAATCGCACAATATAATTTAATAAATCGTAAAAAAATTTATAATATAATAGATATTAAATTACCGCTACTAACTTTTAATAATGAAATTAATACACAGTGTTTAGTTACTCTATTCCGCGATTATTGTTTTTTAGCATCAATGTATTTTAACAGTGAATCAACCAGTAATATAGATATCTTACCTAAAAATATAAAGAACCCTTTAATAGAATTAAGTGAGAAATTAGGCACCCCTCCTTTATTACAATACGCGTATGGATATGGGTTAAATAATGGTATGTTAAAATTTAGTCGTTTAGATCCAGGTAAGATTAGTTCTTATAAAATATGTAGACTATTAACTAAAAATACGTTTATGAGTAACATTATAAAGGGTCATATAGCAATAAACTCTTACTCTGGGGAATTGTTGAGTATACAGCAGGGAATTTTAAAAAGTCTTGGAGATAATACAGTATGCAATTTATTATATTTCTTGGATAAACACTACTCTATATTAAATAAAGTTTTAGAAGTTTTGGAACAAGTTTGTGATGTGAATAAAACACACTGTAACACATCTACGATATATAACCATTGTTATGATGGGATTGCCATACAAGATTCCATAATGCCAAGTATTGATACTCTTTTCCAAATAAAATACCCTAATTCTAATAATCATAGACCAAAAGACCATCAAGCATACATTAATTATAATTTAGAAATGTCAAGAACATTAGATTTAGTAAACACTATTTATAAAAACCATAATGCAACATTTTTACTATTAAAAAATATAAATATAGTAAGAATATTTAGAAAAAACTATTGGGATTTAACAAAAACCTACACTAATAAAAACCCCCCTTGTTTAGAATCACGATCATATCCTTTATTAGTAGAATCATTGGAATACACGATGGATAAAATGGACGAAATTATTAATAATTTCGAACCTAATAAAGAATTACTAAATCAACTTGACTATGATATATATACTACACTTAAACTAGAAATGAGTGATCATAGAAATGGCCTGAACCGAGAGAAAATAGGCTTATCCGAATCCTATAATAAAAAACAAAAAATAATGATAGTTTGTGGAATAAAATTAACCCATAATATAAAAGTATAAGGAACTATATAAGCAATTATTAATATGGATAATCTATTTAGTTTAGAACATACGAAGCAACCACTGGGAGATGGTCACTTGGAATGAACATATTTGGCAGCATCTTCCCATAGATTTCCTTTTTCTCCTTGGAACCCAGAGTTGCTGAATAGCGGGCTGATCTACTTGTTTCTTCCATACGCTGTTGGTCTTCGTTTTCTACCTGAGTCAGGTTATCGGAAGTAACACTATAGTCAATACGATCCAATTGGTAATCGCCGATCTTTTTAATTTGGTCTGATTTTGGTCCACGAATCTTATTTACAGACCACGTAATACATTCTGCGTCATCCGTAACGACTGGTTCATAGGTTTTGTAACCACTTTTCTGGAGGAAAGAATACATATTCGAACTGCTATCATAGTCTCCATTTGCAAATCCTTGGTATGAGTTACCATCCATACCAAGAATAACGTACCCATCGGTTGTCTTTGACCGAATAAAATCGATTACTATCTGGATTTCCTGAACACGTTTAGCTTCCTCTTCTGGTTTATTTCCACTTGTAAGATGTGTGGAAAACACATGCACGGCATCAGATGAGCCATTTTCTCCGTGCTCAAGTAGTTGGGCATACACTATTCCTGATGCCTGGTAGATTCCCTTTTTACACACGTACTCTGGTGCCAACTTTTGGTAATCAATCTCCAGACAATCAAACCGTTCTGACTTCCAAAAGATACACGACCCATCATTGTCGGGCTCATTAGCCGAGACCGTTAATGTGGGGAGTTCTGGAATTGGTGCCGTAGACGGTGGCGCAGCTGCTGTAGTAGGCTGAACAATTTTAGCATTGTTTTGACCGTGTTCAGAAACACAAGGGGTTCGTTCTCCATTAAACGAATACGCGTTTGAGTTTAGTTTAGGAATGAAGGCGTGATGCTTAGATTTTACGTAGCTTTCATAGTCCTCAATATGGGAAACCATAACTTCCTTGCCACGAGATTTACCTATGGATGAAAATCCCAGTCGTTGGTATTGACAATTTCCAACAGAGGATGAGTAGTTCTCCAGCCTATCCAGGAAATACTGGTACTTATCCATTTCCTGGAGAGTAATGATATCCCCATTAATAATGTCTAGCCTTTTAACCATAACTGGTCCTCGTCCTGGATAACCTACAGTTGTGATGAATTTTTCCATTTCATCCAATGTTTCACACTTGTAAAAATCCTTCCAATTCTGTTCACTAAACGAATCTGTTTCCCAAACCAAAAGTTCATCCAACTTTCTTTGGTATTCATCAAACTCTGGGTTATTTTCCCCCCATTTTTCCATCAATTCTTTGGGATTTTCCATTTTTTCATAACCATTAATTGTTTTCTTGCTATTTGTTAGCGCAAGAACACTGTTCTCAAATTCACTTGTAGCAGGTAGAACATCAGGCGTTACAAAGCCATCATCCGCCAAACCAACCGCCAAAACGTTCCAATTAACGTGGGTAATTGGAACTTTTTTGGTAACTTCTAGTTCTCCAGATGGAAAGGTAAATAGGTAGACAAAATAGCTCCAAAGAGTGGTACTAATATCTATCATTGGGGTTACAATAGTAGGCGATGATTCTCCATCCCCATCGGATGGATTTACAAGTGGTTTCTGTTGTTTGTTGGCTTTCCCTGTTTCCCGGCTTTGATAGCGCTCGCTAAACGAGGTAAAAATATCGTGAAGTTCTTGTGTAGATTGTGATTGACCCATGGTTGTATAGAATGTTTTACCACTCAACTAAGGTGCAAACAAAAATCAAATTTTTTTTAACCACTTTATAAAAAAATATAATCATAATTCTCCCACCATCTAATCTATTTAAATAAAATATATAGTAACAAAACCAAACTATACTCTAATAATATATAATGTAATCCATAAATTAATAATATTAGTCAATCTCTTCTAAAATATCCGTCGCTAGCCCCATATCACTTATTTTAGAGAGATTGATACCTAATCTACTCATTCGTATAGCTTCAGAGGTAGGTATCAATCTTAAAGGTTCCATACTATTATTAGAATGATTTGATGACTTGTTCATTAAACATGTAGCATAATTTGTTAAATAGTGTAGAACAATTTGAAGATTAAAAATGTTTGGTATATAGTGAGTAAAAGATTCTTGTAATGCAACGTCTAATATTTTCGGATTATCCTTTATAATATGAAGAAACGAATTAAGTATGTCTTTTTTAATATTTTCTATTATACTATCATCTATACTATTTGTACTCATATATCTTTTAGACGGAACATATCCTACTAAAGTCTTTTCTAAATCACTAATACACGCCTCTTCTGTAACAGTTTCTATATCTTCCTTAGACCCAATAATCCAATGATAACTAAACCTCTCGTCCTTGCCATTAAAAAATGCATATAATATAGTATCCTCCATATAACTATCTCTATCTCTAAATAATAATTCGTTAGGAACACTTTTTTCCATAGTTCCAATTTCTAAACACCACATCCCCCAAGAGGTAGATGAAAATCCTGTATCCAATGTTAACAATTTATCTTGTAAATAATTGGTTCGGAAATATATAACTTTCAGACGACTATCTTCTATAGGATTTTTAGGTAATATTCTAAGTAGCATATTTTTGTCAATAATCCCATCAGTAGGAATAGTATATAAATTCTCTCCGGAAATTTTGGGATCCTTTAATAGGTGTTCTATAGCTGAAATATCTGAGCGATTTTCAACTAAAGAGTTTAAATATAAGACAACTAACCCTGTAGTGGCCATACCACAATCTACACAGGTTGTATCATCTTGTAAAAATATTACGAGTTCCTGTATAGACGTTGCTTTTAAAACAGTTTTTTTTAAATGTTTATTAGTACTATAATTACATCTATACAGTTTCATCAATCCGTAAAGATTATCCATTATTGATGATATATAATTTATATTAATTTTAAACAAATTTTTTATCTAATAAATATTATATATTTATTAAGTACTATTAATATTAAAATACTAATTCTAAAAAATGACGTGTATCATTCATTGATTGTGCGTTTTCCTTAAAAATAGTTCCAATATGTATTAAACCTTGGGCATAATCACGTTTTAGGTCGTTTGAAAAAGTGCAATCATTAAATATTTTATAACAAGCTGTCTGAAGTGTATTCTCAACATCTATAAGAACTGTATTTATAATAATATTAATACCTGGTTTAGATGTTTCTTTTTTGATAAATGAAGACAATATTCTATATTTATAAGTTATGCCTCTCTTATTCCTTTTAACACTATTTGTAATATCCGAAAAAAATCCTAAATAACTTTCTCCTATTTCTATGTAAGTAGTTCCTATAATATTTAATAACATACTACTAAAAGCATTATTATTAATATTAGTTTTTGTCGTTCTATAATAGTCTTCATAGTCCGTTTTATTATGAACATAATATTTTAATAGAGTTATTATATTGTTAGCTACTGTTATTTCTCGTTTTTTTTGTTTTAATTTTAATAAATCGCTTAAATAAGTGTTGTCATTATCGGTCGTCATTAGTGTATAAATAATAATTTCACCTATATAAAACTGTAATTTATCTGTTCCAAATAATAATGTATAAAATGCTTCACTATCTATAATAGACATATCTTTTAAACCCTCTTTACCTAATTTATTATATTTTTTTCTAAGTCCTTCGTTACCTAAAACTTGATATGCTTCGTTAATTTGTTTAAATGTTTCTCCATTTGATTCATTCCTATCTGGATGAGTTTCTTTCGCTAGCTCATAATAAGATCGTTTAATATCATTTTGTGTTGCTTCGGGCGATACATTTAATATATTGTAGTACTCTAATTCTTTGATTTGACTATTTTCTGGAGAAGAAATGTTACTTTTAAATTGTTCTTCATCCAGAGACATTATTTTCTCTTTTTCTTCCTCTATACTATATAATATCCATTTTTTCTGTTCTTCGTCCCATATTTTATTATTTAACTTAGAATATATTGCTTCGGGTGTATTATATAAACCTCTAACTATTTGTGCTACACCTAAAATACTCCCTCCTATTGGTAATACAACCGCCAGTAGTACACCAAGTCCACAGCCTTTTGCGACTCCTTTTACCCCTTCTTCTTTACCATAATATATAGGACACGCTATTAACCCCAATACTCCTGATACAACTCCTTTAGTTATATTTCCTATTCCTGTACAAGTACCTGAAATAATATTCTTAGGTGAAGAATTATAAAAAAAATTACCAGATTTTTTATTATTTTCTATATTATTATTTGTATCTATTAATTTATTCATTAATAATATATTATAAGGTATTTAAAATATTTTTAAATAGTAAATTAAAATATTTTTAAATAGTAAATTAAAATATTTTTAAATAGTAAATTAAAATATTTTTAAATAATACATTTAAACTTTTCAATTCAAAAATGAGTTCCACGGGAAAAAAGTTTTCAATGGTTTCAATTTTTGAAACACTTTTTTCAAAATATGGCTGCCCCCCCCCCGAAAAAATTAATTAATCATTAATTAATTTCGAACCTGCTTAAAATTAATTGAAAATTAATCGAATAAACACCCATCAAATATAATAATTTACTAAAAATTAATCAGTGTACCTATGGAGAATTGGCTTAATTAATTGAAAATTAATTTTTAATTAATTTTCAATTAATTATTTAAAAATAAAACCTCAACCTATTATAAATATAATGTATAAATGTGAGAGGTGTGGATATTCTAGTGAATATAAAAGTAATCTAAAAAACCATTTTAAAAGGAAGAAGCCCTGTAACTCAACATATAGTGAACGAGGTTTAGGGTCACTATTAGAAGAAATTAATCAGATTAATGAAAATGTAAATAGTGTAAATACAAATACAAATAATGTAAATAATGTAAATAATGTAAATACAAATGTAAATACAAATGTAAATACAAATGTAAATAGTGTAAATACAAATGTAAATAATGTAAATACAAATGTAAATAATGTAAATACAAATGTAAATAGTGAAAAATTCAATGTAAATAGTGTAAATACAACTATTAATGGATATAATTGTAAATTTTGTAAAAAAAATTTTAAACATAGACAATCAAAATATTTACATGAAAAAAAATATTGTAAAGAAGCATTATTAATGGATAATAAAGATAGTTTATTGCTTTATATTAAAAATATAGAGAAAGAAAAAAAAATTTTAAAAAGAGATTTAGAAAGATTATTGGAAAAAGTAGGTAGTAATAATAATAATACAAATAGTAATAATAAAGTTAATATGCAACAAAATATTTATATAAATAATTATGGACAAGAAAACTTAGATTATATTACAAGAAATTATTTAGATAGTTTATTAAAAATCCCCTTTGGATCTATTAAAAGTTTGGTTAAAAGTATACATTTTAATCCAAATCATCCCGAAAATCATAATGTTAAAATTCCAAATAGAAAAGAACGTTATGCAATTGTTTATAAAAATGGTAATTGGGAATTTAGAAATAAAAAAGATGTTATAGAAAATTTAGTAGATAACAGTTATAATATGATAGATTTGCATTTTGATGGTAATCGAATAATATTGGAAGATACAAAAAAGAAAAAATTCTTAGATTTTCAGGATAAATATGAAAAAGGAACAAAAATTAAAAAAGACATAGAATTAGAAATAGAGTTAGACATTTTAAATAATCAAAGTAAATTAGATGATAAAATTATAAATAATCAAAAATTATAGGATATTTTCAATAATCGCGCTAAAGTTCTATAAATTTTATAACTAATACATTAATTTTATTTAACTAACATATTAATTTTATTTAACTAACATATTAATTTTATTTAATATATTAATTTTAATATAATATTATATCTGCTAAGATTAATATAACGCTAATATTCTCTGAACACAGGAAGCAGCATTTAATGGGGAAATAACTGTCATAACGGGTACATTACTTGGACACATCAACGAAGAGTTAATATTCATACTCATATCTATATTATCTTTAAAGTGTGGACAAGCAATAACAGGTAATATAGTATTACACGCAACAACCCCACTTAAAGCATTACTCATACCAGCAACTGTAATAAATATGGTATTTTTATTAGTATTAATTCTTTTTAATAGTCGTAATAGTTTTCTTGTATTTTTATGTGCACTACAAACATATGTATTATAAATAATATATTCATTAAAATGTTTTATAATATTATCACAATGTTCACTATCTGATTCAGAACCACTTATAATAATACAAGAAGGGAAAAATTTACTAGCAATTTCTCGTAAATATTGTTCGGCATTTAACCATATATTAAAATTAATAGTATCTAAATCAAAATAAGTATACTCTTCTATCGTATGTTCGGTTAATTTTTTGTAAAAATCACTATATGTTAGTGATGTATCATTAATTAATTTTTCAGGTATTTTAGAACCTTGTTGTAAATTCTCTTTTATCCAGTATCTAACAATATCCTTATCATACTTTTCAGGATCTAACCCTAGCTCAAATCGACTTTTATATGAATCTAATTTCCAATAACGGCTAGAATCACACGTATGTACCTCGTCAATTAATACAATATTATCATTTTCATCAAAACCAAATTCATATTTTGTATCTACTAGTATAAGTCCTTTTTTGGCAGCTTCCTCTGTACCATATTCATATAATCTTAGGGCTATTTTAGAAATTATTTCCCATTCTAAAGAACTTAATATATTTTTTTCTATAATTTCTAAAGGTGATATTAATAAATCTGTTTTACCTTTCGTAGTGGGTGTAACAATTGGTGTGTCTAATTTCTCATTTTTAGTATAATATGATTTTAAAGGTATACCGCAATATTCCTTAGCGCCTTTTTGATAATTTATCCACATACTAGTAGATGTATTACCAGTTATATAGCCTCTTACTATAATTTCTAAAGGTATAGGGCGACACGGGTTAACAAACATTATATTATCCTGATTATATAAATAATGTGTATTACAAATAGACTGACTTATTATTTTATTGAACCACCAAGCCGAAGTTTGAGTTAAAATATAGCCTTTATCTGGTATATTACAAATATGTTTATCAAAGGCGCTTTGTCTATTTGTTTGAACTAGAGCTAATATAGTTTCTGATAACTGTAGTATATCCCGTGATTTCCCTTGATACCACTCATATTTTTTAGTATAATCGTTTATCATTTTTATACTAATTAAATATAACTTATATTTAAATAAATAATATTAATAAATATTATTTATTAATATTTAATTAAAACGATAACTTATATTAAATACGAGGTAGATTTATTAAACTGGGTCCATTATTGGAGGTATTGTAATATTACCCCCCGTACCTGAAGAATGAATTACACATAGTAATTCCCTATATAAAAAACATAGTTACTATGAAATTTATGGTATCATACCATACCTTAAATATAATGACATCAAATTAATCTTTACTAATTAAGTATTTATCAGTTCTACTATTTATTACCGCGATTAATTACCGCTATTGATTTATACCTTTAATACTCCAAAAAGCTTATATATTAAGCTAAAATATCATTTAAAAATCAATAAGATCAATTTCAAACGTATTATTGACCTATACTGCCTGTTTCTAAATCTAATATAATTATACCTAGAGTTTGATTACGCGTGGGACTCTGTTGTATCTATGTTATTAAGATTCATTATTTCGTTTTTTAATTCTTCGATCCATTCTTCTAATAAATCAAGTTGTTCAGTATAGCCCTCCTCAACATCTTCTACGGTTACTCCTTCCCCAATCTTACCATATTCATCTAAAAATCCTCCGAATTCATCATCAATTAAACTAGATTCAAAATATATTATTCTTGTTATAGTATCTACAGTATTTTCTGGATCATTTATATTTTTCTCTACTAAATCTATAATATACTGTTTGTCTTCTTCTTCTAACCATAAAACAAGATATTTATATCTATCATTTACATTTGTTCCAAACACATTTTTAGTTTCATAAACATCTGTTCTAAGTTTTTTTAAAATATTTAACAAAAAATTCTTTTTCTTAAGTTTATCCAATACTTCTTCATTCAATCTATATAATATATTTCTCGCAACGTTTACTTTAGAACTTCCTGCACCCGCAACTTGGTTATAGCTCATTATATAATTTTTAAGAATATTTAATCCTTTCAGTGAATTTATAGTTATTAATTTATTTGTTAGAGGGTCAATAATATTATTGTAAAAATTTATAGTATTCATTTATATAATATATAAAGAAAATATTAAATTAATTCTATAAAATATTAAATTAATTCTATAAAATTTATGTTTTAATGTTAATAAATACTTAAACTATAAAATATTAAATTAATTCTATAAAATTTATGTTTTAATGTTAATAACTACTTAAACTATAAACTATTAAATAAAGTATAATTCTAGAATGTTAAAAAAATCTACCAAATTAATAGTATTGGATATAAATAATAAACTAAATTTACCATTATTTCCAGTTGATATGAAAGAAACAGTTATGAATAAAGTATTAGATTTTGCAGAAAATAATACTTTATTATCCAACTTAACAAAAAATTATAGTTGGGAAGGTGGTTTTGAGTTACCATTAACATCTGAATGGATAGATGCTATAAATAATCAAAATGAATCGTATAGTATCTATTTAAAATATCATAATTCACGAGATTTTAGATTTACTATAACAGGAGAACAAATCGATGGCATAAGAGTAAAAGACAATATGAGATGTTGGTCAACTGAAGAAAAAGACGAACTATTAAGACTTATAACATTAGCTATAGGTTAGACAATAAATTTGATATATTATTTATCAAGATAAATAATATATAATTTGAGATGAATTCTTTTAGAACATTGGTACAACCTACTAAATCGAATAATATACAATATCGAGGAATATGGTATTCAAAAATACAAGTAAGTCCATCGCGTTGCTATCTTAAAATGATAGGTACAGATAATTTGTACGACGACACCACATTTTGTTTTATTGGCATATATCAAAAACACATAACCCCCAAAGTACAAGAAGTATTAAAAAAACCATCAAATGAAGATTTGCTAAAACATCTAAATGACCTATTATATAAAGATAGTGCTGAACAAGATTGTGGATGTTATAATTTTGAAAAAACAAGAAAATATCCTGCGATTGCACCAGGTAAATGTAGTAATAATAGCGGATGTCGAAATAGAATGACTATTATCATTAGTGAAAATACCTCAACTTTAGAAGAAGACGAAACACGGAAAAAGTTTAATACACCTTGTGGGCAAACATATTGGGTAGATTCCGAAAATTATTTATATACTAATAAAACGGTAGAACACCCTATTGCATATTGGATGCCCGAGTATCAGTGTGTAAGACTCTACGTAGATGATGATTCCGACGATTCGGAAGACTATGAATCAGAAGATGAGCCTATGCCACCACCATCATATGAACGTTCTATATCATCAACTGATAGTAATTGATTTTCTAAAATGGTCTTTCAAATAGATAATATCCATTTTTGCATTCGTTAAATATCTATATTATAGTGTTTTAACTCGCAAGTATTTAAAATATCCAAGTATAATTTTTTATTTTTATATACAATGGAAAAAAAATTTATTTTTATTATAAATATGTATCAAATATCAAAATTGTTTGAGAAAACTATATTAACGGTTTTTTCATTAAAAACTTTCAATATTAAAAGACAAAAATGTGAGAATACACTAATGAATTTCTCAGATTTCACTTATCAAAATATGTGTAATATATTACAATCCTATATTAATATTAAAAGTAAAAATTATAATATTTTAGAAATAGGTTGTGGAGAAGGGAAGAGCACAGAATATTTCATTCATTTTTTAAATGATAAGTTAATAGATTTTAAATATACAGCTAATGAATTATTAAAAAAATATGAACAAAATCTTAATTCATTAAAAATTTATGAACGAAATTTTAATGAATTAAAAAAATATCAAGTTATAATTAGTTCTTTTGAAAAAATCACACATCAAAAATTTGATATACTTTTTTTAACGGCTTTTTCGGCATTAAATGATAACAATATACATAAATTGTATAATCTATGTCATAAAGATACTTTAATAGTAACAATAACTATTCATAATAAAAAAATATTAAAATATTTTCAAATTATTGATAATCAAAATTTAAGACTAATCCAAAAAATATATGTCTTAAAAATTGGAAATTGGCGTTAACACCCCATTAAATAGGATAAAATAACAACTGGTATACCCAAATTTTCATTCAGATGTGAAGTTATTAAAAATTATATTTTTATATGGAATTGTAGATAATGTGTGTTGAGTAAACATGTTGAGTTTATTAATTGTATAATAAATAGCTAATTTTTAAAATAAATAATTAATTATTCAGAAAATAATAAAATTTTATAATATAGTGAATGAGTTTTTGTAAAGTAAAATATTGTAAAACACCGTTAAATCATACGACACCAGGTCATAAATGTGTATGTGGGAAATATGGGCATGGCGAATATGAGTGTGAAGACAATGATAAAATAAAAATGTTGACTAAATATTCTAAAGATAAATTATTAGAAATAAATTATTGTTTATTTAATGAGTGTAAATTTTATTGGTCACATAAAACTCATAATCATTATTGTCATAAATGTGAATTAAATCATACATCAAATCAATGTGTCATACAATCATGGCAGGTTTTACAAACAAAACTACCGGTTATTAAAATAATAAAATTAGATGAATTTTTAAATTCTATAGATAATGTATATATTCATTTTAAAGTCGACTATTCTAAATCAGTTATAAAATTAAATGATTTATTTGTATATAGATATCCTATTAATATAAGTTTAGCGGATTTTTATTTTATACACTCCGTATATATAAGAAAAAAAAATAATTTAATATCGACATTAATAATAGATGCCAATGTTAAAGGTATGCATATAGTATACGAAAAATTTATTAAAGATTTAAACAATAATACATTAACATTTACTACACACATAAATAATACACTAAATTATAAAAGTTTAACTAAGTGTCCTTTATGTAGGGCCAATATAAATAGGAAAAATAGTTATATTATTAAAGGCAGTCGTGATAAATGCTCAGTATGTTTAGAAAATAATGTGGAAATTTATTTTCCTGAATGTGAACATGCCTGTATTTGTAAAGAATGTTATAAACTTATAAGATAGAACATAATGAAAATATAAATTGATGTGGTAGATTATTTACACATAGATTATTTCTATTTTCTAATTTAATTTGAGAATAACATTTATAGCAAAAAATAGAATGTGTTCTGGGAATAATGAATTGATTATTAGCTGTATATAATGGTGGTTTATTATAATGAGTATTAGATAAATTATTTTTAATTAGGGAGTTGTTTATTAAATAATTCATAGAGGTGGCTTGAATATATTAATATAATAATTAAATAAATTTAACTAAATTAACTAAATTAAATAAATTTAACTAAATTAAATATAAATAATATAAAAATAATATAAATAAATGATATAAATAAATAATACTATTATAATAAAATGGATAAAGATCTTGAGTTAAGAACATTTATTAAAAATAATGGTATTTTTAGAAGAGCGCTATTATTATGGGCTAAAAATCAGTATGATTGCTATAATGTACCGATAATATTAAAAAATTCTATTAAAAAGGAACTAATTAAGATATATAGGTACAACGAACTATTTATTGCTGAAGGTTTAAATAATACTATGTTAGAATTATTTAAAAATTTAGTAAATGAATATACTGAAGAAACAAATAATAAAAGTCCAAATAAGAATTTATTAATGTATATTAAAACACATAATAGTATTCGCAACAAATTATATAAAAATACTATATCAGATTATCACCCAAATAGATTAGATGATTATCCTCTATGTAAAAATAGTAAACAATTAACTAAAAATTGTTTACCGAATTGTAAATGGTGTTTAGAGTACTATAGTATGTTAAACGACTTTAAAAAGTGGAAAAATAAAAAATATATTAATGTAGGGACACAGACCGATTTTAATTTATAGAATTTTATCTAAATTGCATTGTTGTATAATCCACTTAGATAAATCTTGGTAAATACCTATATCCATACCTTTGGGAAAATGATGACCTCCATTGTGTTCATATAAAACGGTGTTTTTTCCAGAGTTTAAATATAAATTATATAACTTTAATCCGTTGGGATACCATTTATCTTCCTTACCAATAATATGATAGGATGGTATATTTATACCTATTTTACGATCATTGTTAATATAGGGCATACCAGAAAAATAAACTACAAATTTTAATTTTAATTTTAATTCTAATTCCGAACATAATAGAGATGTTATGTACGTTCCTTGTGAAAAGGCTACAATCCCGTCAATATTTTTTTCTTTTATAATATTTTTTAAATATACCATCGTTTTATTTATTCCTGTATATTCTATAGTATTATTTGATAGATAATTAAAATAACAATGACCATAATAAGGGGGTTTTATATATTTTCTAACAAACTCGTGTTCAGGAATTATATCTAATTTATACAAAGCGTTTATTAAATGATTATTAATATCTATATTATATATTTTTTCTGATTTCGATAGTTCATTATGTAAATGTAGTGTTTGTATATGCATTAGTTCAGTGTTTCCACAATATCCATGTAGATACAATATATTAATTGACATCTATTTAAATAAAACATAGACTTTAAATATTAATATATATTGGCAACAAATACTATAGTAAGAGTATTATTATTGGTATAGTTAATTTTAGGGATTAAGAGTAGATATATAAATATGTAATATGATAACATTTATTTACTTAAAAAATTTGAAAATATTAATAATATAAATAATAATTACACGAATACTATGGAAACAAATAAAATAGAAACAAATAAAATAGAAACAAATAAAATAGAAACAAATAAAATGGAAATAATTTATTATGATAATGAACCCGATATTAAAATTATTCAGAAAATAGTAGAAGGCTATTTTACAATTATTCCCTTAATAGATAATAAATTAATGTATGTGAATGAAGAAGGCGAACTTATAAATCTCCCTATTAATATTAATGCAACTAAAATTGTTGGATATAATATATATGGGAATGTGTTAATAGTGACTTCTTAATAAGTTAGTAATATTCTCATTTATAATATATTTATGAACTATTTTACAGATGTTTTTTGGTATAAAACTATTATAGTAATTGGATAAAGAATGCTTTACAAAATCACTATAAAATTATAAATTATTATAATTGGGTTATATTATGTAGTATTAATTAATTTTTATTTAAAAGTAATTAATACTACATAATATATGAATAAAGTTGCTTTAATAACAGGATCGACCCGAGGTATTGGGAAAGCATTATCAATAGGATTAGCTAAAAAAGGATATAATATAGTTGTTACGGGCAAAACTATAGATACAAATCCAAATTTACCCGGAACAATATATAGTGTTGCGAATGAGGTTGAAAAAGAGGGAGTTAAAGCATTGTCAATTCAGTTAGATGTTCGGGACGAAGAGTCTGTTATAGATATGTATAAGACTATAAAGAATAAGTTTAATAGATTAGATATTATTATTAATAATGCGGGAGCATTACATTGGAAACCTATAGAAGAAACATCTATGAAACGATACGATTTAATAAATGATATAAATTGTCGAGGATCATTTATGGTTTCTAAATATGGTGCTCCTCTAATGCTAGAAACAGGAGGTGGGCATATTATTACAATGTCGCCTCCTTTAGCACAGAATATAGGGGAACTAAAAACGCTTAGAGATAAAACGGCTTATATGATAAGCAAATGGGGAATGACAATGGGAGCAATTGGGTTTTCAGAAGAATATCATAAAAAAGGTATTGGTGTTAACACATTATGGCCAATGACCGCTATAGAAAGTTATGCGGTTATAAATAATAATTTAGGAAATAAAACTACTTGGAGAACACCTGAAATTATGGTAGATACGGTAAACAGTATAATAGAAGAGAATCCATATACATTTACTGGAAATCAATTAATTGATGAGGTATATTTACGAAAAAAAGGAGTAACTGATTTTAGTAAATATCAGTGTGTGGAAGGATTTGAACCACCTTCTTTAAGAAGTTCTCTATAACTATTTATTAATTAAAGATTTTTAATAATAAAAATAATGTTTGATTAATATATGATTAATATTGCTGTATATGGCTATAATATTATAGAAAATAGTCATTTTATAAATATTTTAGAAAATAAAAATTGCCAAATTAATTATATTTGTGAAGAAAACTTAAGTTTAAGTTATAAGGCATTAGATTTTAAGAATAGGTTTGATATGAGTAGTATAAAAATAGTAATAGATAAAAATATAATATTAAAGGATAAGTCAGTAGATGCTATTATTATATGTACTCCTATAGATTCCTGTTATACTTTTGTTCTGGACGCATTATCCAATAATAAACACATTTTATTTGAAAATTCTTTATCATTAGATAAGATAGATAAATGTTTCTATTTAGCAAAGAAAAAAAATCGGATAATAAGCATTTATTATAGTAGGAGTAAAATCCATAATAATCATAGAATGTCATATGGAAATAAATTAGATTATTTTTTTAAATATGTAGGTAATAAATCCCTGGTATTTAATACACGATAATATTTATTTAAAAAATAAATATTATTAGGTATTAATGAATGATTATACTAGTCTATTAGAAGAACCAGAAGATTATATAAAATATTATAGACGAAATAGTCAACGATATATTATATATAGTTTATTATTATTAATGAGCAGTTTATTTATTATGAATTGTATCGTTTTTATATATTATTTTCCTAAAGAAATTAATGGATTTAAGGAAAATATGAATAGTGTAAGTTCAGATATAGAAGAATTAAAAAGCTATGAAAAAAAATTGGATATAATGCAAAATGAATCTGCACTGATTTATAATATTATAGTAAATTTATGTAAAAATTCCGCTATTAGTAGTTATTGTAATAGCAGAATTTTTACATAAATAAATCTGTTCTACAAGACGGACAATTGTTATTTACAGAACTGTCTGTAAGCCATTTTTTTAGACATTCATTGTGAAATGTATGATTACATTTAGATGTTACAATCGTTTCATTTAGATGTATTGTATCTATACATATAGGACACGAAATCAGTTTATTTTCTAAAAATGTATAGGGTTTAAATGTAGTGTCATAGTGTTTTATAGACATTTTCTCTTTTGATTCTTTAATTTTATCCAATAATTCTAATGTAGAATTATTGGATAAAAATGAATAGAGATCAATATTACTTCCATTTAATATAAAATTATTATTAGAATAACAGATTGTTATACCATTATGTATATTCCGAATATTAGAATAATTATTAATATTTGGAATAGATAGCTTAATTTGATTTAAAATAGTATTAATATTAGATTGAGTTGTCCCTGGATATATGCCAATTTTCCCTTTTTTCTGTAATTTTTTTTGAAATCGTGTTATTTTACTGTATTTAAACACATCTCCATTATTTGTATACCTATAATTGTTATTATCCAACTGAACCAAAAACATTGTATTTTTTAATATTTCTTAAAAATCACGTATAAATATTATCAATTTTATTTATAAAAATTTGATTTGTTAACCTCTCAATTATATCCTAAAATATACAATGCTTTTTATTCTCAGTTTTCTCTTATGTCCTACACTTACTTCTGGATTTTTAAATATACCAGAAAATATTGATTTTACCTCTAATTTTTATAACCTTAGTAATACTAATTGTACTACTCCATTTAAAACCGTAGTATCTAAAAATATGTGCTATGATACAAATGTTGTCAACGGATATCCAAAATGTTGTAATGAGTTGCTTTCTGCCACAAGTTTTTATCCAAATACTTCTTTTAATACCTGTATGCCTTTCGATCTTTCTGGAACAAATTTACGAACGGTTTCATATGACTGCAATTTAACAAAGATAGATGGACTAACAAAAACAGAAATATTTGCTTATGTTGGAATTGTTAGTATTATTCTGGCAGGATTGTCCACTCTCGCGTGTCTTTGCGGTTGTATGTATAAATGTTGTAAACGAAGTTCTTACAGTAATTTATAATTACACTATAATATAATTACACTATAATATAATTTTAAACTCTAAATAATAATACTGTAATTAAATAATTACACTATAATATTAATAGGTGTTATTCCATATTTTTTTTATTACTGGGGCGGATACTTTTAAATTCTTTTCCAGTTCCAATAATTTTTTACTCTTACTTAAATTATTATTACTTTTTTCTTTATATTCCTCTATAATGGCTATTTGCTCTATACTGTATTTTTTTTTTTTTTTTTTTTTTTATCCATGGTTTCTTCTTTAGTTAATTTTTTGGTTCTTATTTCGATACCTTTACTGGTCTGGATATACCCGCTTATTTCTAAATCTCCATTTTCTACCAACTGGTGACACTGATGACATAGCTGTATTAAATTATGTTTGATATTCTTACTGTGTCCATCAATAATATTATTTTCATCCGCGATACATTGTGGTTTAATATGATGAATTTCTTCACATTTTTTAAAACAAATCTTACAAGTATCTATTATAATATCAGAATTATAGGTGGATGTTTTTTTAGGTATAATGTCATCCTCTATATTTAATATTTTTTTTCTAATAGTATTTGCTAAATGTATAAAAGATTTATCTAAATTCATTGCCCTCGCCACTTCCAATCCATATATCGCATTCCCCGATCCCTCTTTCAATTTTCTATTATATATCAACTTTTTCTCTTTTTCATCATAGATTGTTTCCATATGAAAATTCTTCACCTTATCCAGTATAGTTATTTCCTCTAAAGAAGATAATTGGTGAAGATGAGTAGCAAATATAAAGCAAGACTTTAATTTTTCAAGTGTTATAACCCCCGCTGCAACAATGGATAGTCCAGATATAGTTTCTGTCCCAGAACATAATTCATCACCTAATATTAAACTGTGACTGTCGGATCGTTTAATAATAGAACGTAATTCGCTCATCTCGACCGCAAATGTAGATTGACCTTTAAATATATTATCATTTCCCGAAATACGAGTAAATATATATTTATATGGGAAATATTCGAATGAAGTGGCGGGAACATACATACCCGCCTGTGCCATAACAACCGATAGTCCAACCGATTTCATATAAGAACTTTTACCAACCGCATTTACACCATATAATAACATTCCATTTGTATTATTACCCAAATCCACATCATTAGGAATATATTCGACATCACTGTTTATTTTTTCTATAATAGGATGACGTAAATCCTGGCATTCAATATAACTTTTATCGTATTTATTATTTATAACTGGTTTATTGTAGCCGTATTTTAAGGATACCTTAGCACAACTTTTAATATAATCTAAATAAGATATGAACTCGACAATGGCTTTAAGGGTGTCCCCATATTTTTCATCATATTCTACAAGTAATAATTTAAATTGTTCGGTACATAATCGCATCATTTTTAATTGATAAAAATTAAGCTGTTCTGAATAATTTTTAATTTCAGGTGAGAATAGTTTAGTAATACTGCTTGATGTTTTATATTCTATAGTACTCGGATTTATAGATAGTTGTTTTCCATCTATATTAAAACTGATAGCTTTTAAATCACTGCTGTTTAATTTCGTTTTGAGTATAGAAGCTCGTTTTTTAGTAGTACTGAAATGGAATCCGTCACGATCACTGTCTTTTAAATCGACCGACTCTTTTTTAATATCGATAACTTTAGCGAATGACTCTCGAACCTTATCAAAAAATAGATAGCAATTATCTATTTTTTTCTGTAGTGTATCAATTGAGTCATAAATGCCTTTTGCAAATATCGATTTTTTGATATTATTTAAAGTACATCCATTAATAATAGTCATATTTAACTTTTTAGTATAATCATCGATAAAGTTATGAAATGTTTCTATGTTATGGGATTTTGGCAATATATTGCTCAGTTTATCATTATCTATAGTTCCTATTAAATCTAAAGTTTTAATAATAAATTTATAGGATATATCTAAATTGCTGAATGAGGCAGGGTTTAACAATCCAATCGTCATCCTTCGATGTAATTTTTCGATATCAAATATTTTTTCTAAAAAATTCTCAAATTCAGTATATAACGGGTTTATGTTAATTTTTGTTCTAAAAATTTCTATTAAATTATAGCGTTTATTTAATTCATCATTATCTATAATAGGATTTATTAGACTGTGTTTTAGCATACGTTTACCCAAACTAGTGCTTGTTAAATCTAATAAATTTAACAGGGAATCATATTTAGTTGTTAATCGTAGATTTCGATTGGGTATAATATTAAGTTGATTAATAGAATCGTAGGATAGTATTAAATAATCCTTTGTTTCCCATATTTTCGGTTTAATAAGTTTATTTAGGATGGATTCGTTATGTTCATATGAAAATTGTAGTAGATAGATATAACTGGACAGTCCCCAGTAAATTCGGTCTAAATCCAAATAATCAACAATACTGATCATATTATGTTTTGGAAATAGTTTCTCGAGAAATGGTATTTTATACTTATTTTCTAATAAATAGGTGTTATCTTTATAATTATTGAAATGATAGGTGCGTCCTTCTAGTTCTAAATATTTAATAATAGTGTCTTGTTTTATAGAAATATTTTCGGTATTTATAATTATTTCCGAAGGGTTATAGGACTGGATACATCTAAATATCTCATCTAATACATAGTTATTATCATTTTTGTTGGATTTTATTTCATATATATTATTTTCTCCTGTGGTTATATCAATGGTTGACAACCCCGCATATAAAATAGTTTCTACATTTGTTTTAATTTCTTCTAAATAGAGTGACATAAGCTGATTACTGAAATTATTGGATTCCATATTAATACCTGGAGATACAATTTCCGTCACTCTTCTAACTGGATCCTTTGTCCCATGTTTATCCTGTTCTATTTTAATGACTGTATAATTATTATCAAGTAGTATATTTTTCCATTTCTCAAAGGAATGATTTGGAAATCCAGCCATTAAAGGGTTTTTTTTACTAACAGGGGCGTATTTATTATTACGTTTAGATACAGATAGATTTGTTATATCGGCTATTTCATATATTTTACCCAAACTTTCTGTTTCATTCACAACCCCATATATCTCAAAAAATTGACCACATTCATATAGAACAATGGTTTTGTTTCCATATTTTGCTTGATATTTATCCTGGAGAGCTAAATACTCGTCAATTAACACCATTTATAATTATATTATAGTATAATTAAATCTTTAACTATATGTTCTTTAAATGGTAGTAGTATATACACTTTAGAAAAGTATTTAAATTTATAGTGTCTATTATTACTATATTATGAACGATTTTAAAATGGATGATTTAAAAACAGGTGACTTAATACTATTTTGTGGACACAGTGATGGATTAATGCAATATTTTTCGGATATGATTAAATATGCGACACATTCTAACTATTCCCACGTAGGTATGATTATAAAAGACCCTAAATTTATAGATCCCACGTTAAAAGGGACGTATGTATGGGAGTCTGGATGGGAGGGGAAACCCGACCCACAGGATGATAAAGTTAAGTTAGGAGTTCAAATCACCCCTTTTAATGAAATATTAAATAATTTTAAGGGGTCTAAAATTATTATCCGAAAAGTGCTGTGTAATCCAGAATTATTTGATACGGACACATTAAAAGAGGTTCACAACGTCGTCTATAATAAACCATATGATATACATCCCAAAGATTGGATAGAAGCACTATTTAAGCACGATAGTGATCCACAAAAAACAAGCCGTTTCTGGTGTAGTGCGTTAATCGGATATATATATACTAAATGTGGTATTTTAAAGAGTGACACGGATTGGTCAATACTGACACCTTCTGAATTTTCACTAGATGGAGAAAATTTAAATTTTAATGAAAATTGTTCATTAGAAAAAACAGAAACAAGAATTAAATAAATATATACTATTAAATATATTTAATTATTTAGATATACTATGAGCCATCTATATTATAAAACGCCGAAAACGCTAATTATTTAATTTCCTTAGAATTTAATTTTAATTTCAATTTCCTTAGACTTTAAAATTAAATATATCTATATAATATAAAAATGATTACGCACGGAATATTCAAATTTAAGCTTGGGCTTGTCCCACCTGTAAACATTAAAGGATTGCCCGTTATCAACGATTGCGGCAGCTTTCACTTTGCCTACAACACAACGCCCGAAGGGGAAATATGGATGATGTGGGAACTTGTCGATGGCGTTCTCTACCGGGATGATGGTCTCCACCTGGCATTAACTGGGTACAATAACATACGTATTATAGACTGGGGCGATATCCCGCTTTCGAGGGATATCGTCTATCTAAACAGAAAAGGAGTGTTCGAAGGATTTACAGGTTCTCTGCCGTTTGGTAATAGTTTGCCACAGATAGAGGAAGGCAGCAATCTTAAAAGATTATTTAAAGGATGTAAAATTGAGAGGACACAGTTTGGGAATATTGGTAAATGGGATGTTAGTAGAGTGGAGAATATGCGACAGATGTTTGAGGATGTTCCAAACTTTAATTCAGATATAAGTAAATGGGATGTTGCTAAGGTGGAGAGTATGCTGCGGATGTTTAATAATGTTCCAAACTTTAATTCAGATATAAGTAAATGGGATGTTGCTAAGGTGGAGGATATGGCGCTTATGTTCCAAGAAGCTCAAAACTTTAATTCAGATATAAGTAAATGGGATGTTGCTAGCGCGAAGTATGCGAGTGATATCTTCTCAAAAGCTCAAAACTTTAATTCAGATATAAGTAAATGGGATGTTGCTGGGGTGATTAGCACCGTGAAGATGTTCTGGTTAGCTAATAAATTTAATTCAGATATAAGTAAATGGGATGTTGCTGGGGTGGAGGATATGGCGCTGATGTTCCAAGAAGCTCAAAACTTTAATTCAGATATAAGTAAATGGGATGTTTCTACGGTGAGGAATATGCAGCAGATGTTCGTTGAATCAAACTTTAATTCAGATATAAGTAAATGAGATGTATTCAATGCACCAGACTTGTATTCGTCCCAGTCTAAGAAGACGGATATGTTTACTTTGTCACTTAAATTCGCAAATACGTATGGTGTTACGTGGAGACGAAACCCATCTCCATCGCCGAACTTTTTCACCCTCTATAACAAATCCAAAAAAGCAATTATAAAATACAAGAAAGCTCCCCAATCCAATTTTTTTACATCCATTATCCCACTACTAGGAGCCATCTACATTATAAAACGCCGAAAACGCTAATTTAATATACAAAATCAAAATTAGAGTTCAAGGACACCTAACCTATATTTATACACTATAAAATAATATTGAAACTGTATTATTTATTATATAAGTTTCATTCACTATTATAATAGTTGTTATTATAATAATAACCATAGAGATTATTATTTTGAATATCTTGTTTTTTAGGCATATGCTTATAAATAATACTTATTATTTCATTTGGTAGATAGTATTTAGTGGATTGAATTATAGTTTTTAATTGGTTGTAAGATATAAAGTAGTACTGAACACTTGATATATGATCATAATTTTTCATACCAGAATCTGTATAAATTCCGGAAATATTTAAACAACTGTTATAGCGATTCATTAAAAATAATCTACTAAGTTCTATGTCAACTTGATGTGTTAATGGTGTAATAGTTTGTAATAAAAATTTACAACACTCTATGTTAATAAAGTATGAACTCGTTCCTGTAAATTGATAATAATATTTTTTAATATTGGATGAACAACTTAATGAAGAATGTAAATCCGTTCTAGAATTTAGTGAAATAAAAATTTTTTCATATCGATTAGAATCTAAAATATGTATGCATTCATTTATACTATAATTTAATTTATTACTATCTATTACTTTGATATCATCTTCTACTATAAGTGCATAACGCAACCCTGTCGTTACTATATATTTCCAACATTCTATGTGAGATATAGCACATCCTACACTCGCCCAAGTAGGAAATATAATAGTACTCTTTATATTTCCTATATTTTTTTCCGCATTATGTGTGATATAGTTATATTTAAGTTCTTTGGCCTGAGAAGAATCAGTAGCATTTATTCGAGTTATAGTATTAGATGTATTACCTAATTTATATAGTTCATTAAATGTGCGTACAAGTGAGTCACTTCTATTTTTAAGATTTATTACTAATATTGGTATAGACATATAAAAATTAGTATGTATTATTTATAAGTATTTATATGTCTATACCAATATTAGTATTAAATTTATATAATAAGCATATTAAATTTATATAATAAGCATATTAAATTAGTATATATAATATGCGTATTAAATTAATATAAATTACTATAAAAGTATACTTTTTGCTAGCAAAGATGTCACAAGATATGGATCCATATTACTTGCTGGTCGCCTGTCCTCAAAATAGCCTTTACCATTCTTTTTGGTTTCACTTGGGATTCGAATACTTGCTCCCCGATTCGCTAATCCATATGTAAATTTATCGTATGAAGCGGTTTCATGTTTCCCAGTCATACGCAAATGGTTTCCAGAACCATAGTTTTCCATATGCATGGAATGCGTTTTTTCCAATTTTATCATAGCTCCCTTAATATACTTAAGACCATCATCTTTTTCTCTCATACTTTTAGTACTAAAATTAGTATGACATCCAGAACCATTCCAATCTCCTAGAATAGGCTTTGGCTCTAGCGTAACTCTTACCCGAAATGATTCACATACTCTGTATAATATATAGCGTGAAATAATCATTTCATCTCCACTATCAATTCCCTCACAAGGCCCCACTTGATATTCCCACTGACCTAATAATACTTCCGCATTTATGCCACTAATAGTTAACCCCGCGTTTAAACACATTTTAAGATGTTTTTCAACCACTTCCCTCCCCGAAACATTTTCACATCCTACCGAACAATAATAATCAGCCTGGGGTTTAGGTAACCAATTACAATTTAATGGCCATCCAAGAGGGGTATCTGTCTCATAATTTAAAAGGATATACTCCTGCTCAATACCATACCATGGAACCTCTGACTTAACAGCCTGATTATTAAAAACCTCTAAGGCTGGGTGTCTACTATTCGTTTTATGTGGCGACATATCCGGATTCATACACTCTGATAATACTAATATATGGTCGTCTCCTCTAAACGGGTCTGAATAAATCTTAACAGGTTTTAACAATACTTCTGAATTTTCACCAGTAGATTGTCCAGTGCTCGAACCATCATAATTCCATACAGGTAAGTCTGTTATATCATTCGGGGCTTCATTTAAAACTTTGGTTTTAGAACGAGGCTTTTGGTTACAATCTAACCATATATATTCGGCTAATATTTTAGTCATTTACACAAGAATTTAGTTTTAATTTTAAGTATTTATTCTTTAACTATATTCGGTTGTTTATTTTTTACTTTAATTTGATAATATACTTTAATTTGATAATATTTAAAATTATTGATATACTTTTAATTAATGTTAGGCATTAATAATGAAAAAAGAAAAATAATATTTAAAAAAAAAATTAAAAAGAAAACTAATCTACAAAGTATTATTTATAATAATTCTACTCTAAATATTTTATCTATTGATTCATTTATAGTTTCGTCTAGACAACTTAATGATATGAATAATAAAATTCGAGAAAATATTGTTGGCGCTATAATAAATAATAAAATTCCAGATGAATATTATAAACATTCATCTAAGTGGAATTTAATGAAAAAAAAAATAGATGATTATATAAATATGCTTATAAACCAAGCACATAATGAATTAACTATTAATAGTATTATGTGTATTCATATGGGAGGACGTAAATTTAACTATGATTTTGATATTGTAATAAACAAAACTATTTATTTTAATATTGAATTAAAATTTAATGCGTCTATATTAAGTGAAGTGCCCCAATTTGTATCACCTATGAAACCCAGTCAGTATTTAACAAATTCATATGAAGACTTTTATTATGATAATTATCTGGGTATATTATCCTATAAATATAATCTTTTAATGCCTACAAAAGAAACATATCTATGTAGTATTAATTCGCCTAGTCCAGAATGTATCGATGAATACCAGAAAAAATATTATAAAGGATGTAAAAACAGTAGTAAGTACAGCGAGCGTGAAGATGATATTAAATTTTATGAAGAATCTAAACAATTATCAAAAAAAAGTATAAATGATTTTATACAAAAAACAGATTTAAATATTTCTAAGTTATCTGATTATTTAAGAAAATCCCAAAAAAATAAAACGTATATGTTATTTAAAAATAACACATTTAATATCGAAAAAATTAATATAAATAATTATGAAATAAAATCTTATACAAAGGACCCAAAAAAATCATCATATATCGCAACTACTATATCTGGAAAAAAACTTAAAATATTATTAAGATGGAAAAATGGTAATGGTATTGCATTTCCCGCTTTTCAAATATCATAAATAGGTAACATTTCTGAAAGTTCTGTAATATTTATAGCATTATTTCCAAAATATAACTCTATGAATTCATTTGTGCGGGGATCTTTAAATGATTTAATTATTTTATTATATTTATTTATAAGATCTATTCGGGGTATTTTTTCATTAAACTTTATAACTATTAAATGATTTTCTATAAGAAATTCTTTAGAAATATCTATTAAACAATAATTAAATTGATAGTGACCTACGCCATACCCTCTATTTATAACTAATAGAGGGTCATTTTTACCTGGCATTTTAATATAGTTTTTTTTAGGATTTGGAATCTTTTCAGGTTCTTTATCCTTGCCTTTATTAATTACAGAAGTAGGACTAATATCCTTACCCTTATTATTTTTTTTTTTAAATATTATTTTTCTTTTTTTTTTATTAATACCTAGAGAATTATTTTTAATAAATTTAGGAAATTGTGATACAGACAATATATTATTTTTAATATCAGAACTATATATTAATTTTGTTTCTTTACCATCATCTGTTAATATATCTTTACATTGATTCCATACTACATTACCTACATTTACACTAAAATTTAGCGATAATAACGTTTTTGAATTATTATATAAATTTTTAAATTTAGATATAGTATGTGGCAATCCAAAAATAGTATAGTTATTATTATTTAAAATATATTTTTTATTATTTTCACAGTCACCAATATTTTGTATATTAATAACTATTGTATCTTGTTTAGTTTCAATATATGAGTCATTACATTCTATTATATTTAATATTTTAAAGTTACGTGAAATATAGCTACGTGTTTTATCATAATATAAGCAGTTTAAGAAATTTTTAGGTAATACAAAACTTAAAATGCCATTTTTATTAAGTAATTTTAATGATCTAATTATAAATAGAACAAATATATTAGGCCTTCCATTAAAATAATTATAATATGATATATCTACATCTTCTTTTTTAATAACAAAGTAGGGAGGATTTCCTATAATTAAATCATATTTTATAGATGTATCGTATAATAAATAATCCTCATTATAAAGAGTAATGCTATCGTTTTCTAAGTTGTTTATGGAGTTAAAAATAGTTTTATTAAATTCTATACCCGTTATTTTAAAATTTTTATTATATTTATTAAGTGCTAAAATATATTCACAAGATCCACACGATGGTTCTAATACATTCTTAATATTTTCCATATATGGTTCGAGGAATTTTAAATTATCATTTATAGTTTGGGGTGGAGTAAAATATATTCCATTTTTTTTCTTTTCACTTTTACTAATATTTTTAGTTAATGTGTATGATAGTTCACTATAATCATCAATAACCATTTATTATTTAGTTATATTTTTTTAAATAATCAAATTTTTATAACTTTATTTAATTTATTATAAACAAGTTTTTATTTTGTTATCTATATTTTCATAAAGCAGTATAATCAAATTTATACTAATATTATTATACTGCTTTATTAATATGTCCAAAAGAAATTGTATTTAATAAACAATATGATAAAAACTTGTTTATTTTAGGAGGAATATTATTTGTTACCATATTAATTGGTTTTTTTTTAAAAACAGCATTTATTGTGTCTACATTAAATAATTTTTCTAATTGTACTTTAATAATAGTATTTGATTCTTTAGAATCTAATAATACCCCAATCTCTAAATCTGATCCTAAATATGATCTTGATAAAAAATTAGATGAAGTAAAGCAACCTTTGTGTTCTGAAATTATTAGTTTATTATGAATTTTAATATCATCAAAATACGTTATTATAAAATATTCAGCAAGTTTTTTAGTAGAAATTTTTTTATTATTAAAAAATGAAGTTATTTCTTTAATATATTTATATAATTTATAAATAAAAATATCTTTCTGATATGTATTGTATATATCTAACTGAATATGGTTTGTAACAATAATAACGATAAAATCCGTATTATTTACTATATTGTATAATATTTTTTTAATTAAATGATTTAAAACACAATTTTTATGCATTGAAAATATATATTGTGCCTCAATATAAATAAATTTTTTTGCGTTCGTAATAATCTTTTTAATATATTTTTGTTCACTATTTATATTTTTAAAGTTACCAATGAACGGCAATAACTGGTCAATATTGGGATTATAGTGTCCATTTAGTTTATATTGTTCTTTTATATATAGATTTAGATTATCAGTGCTTTTGATTTTTATTGCTATCTCATCCCATACAAAATTTTTAGTATTATATTTTTTAATATTTTTAGATTTATTTATGACTGAATTTCTAGTTATATCAACATCGATACCTCCTAATAAAATATCAGTTTCATCTATCAATAGTATTTTATTATGGAAACACCCCACTTTATGAAAACCAGAAGTATTATAATTAGATTTGCTTGAGTAAGACAGTATTTTAGGAACTATATTTGCAATATATTTTGGATTTTTTAATATACTTGGACTATCAATGTATTTAATGTTAAATGCCTTTGTATATAGTTTTTCTATATGGGGATATAATCCATTATTAAAAATAAGAATATATATTTTTACATTTTTAGAAACTTGTAATAGTATATCATAAAATGATTCTTTACCATTAAATTTATAATTAAAATCAAAAAGCCAACTAAAAATATAGATTGATTTTTTAGAACTTAATATTAAATGTTTCATTTCATTAAAAATTTCTATATAATTAGAATATATTATCATTAATTAATATTATATTATTTTTAACACTATTTAACTAATTATTTTTAGTTATACTGATACGTTCATCCATTAATAATAGATATATATCATTTATTAAATAATTGGGAGTATTTTTACAAGTTATAACCCCCTTTTTTTCTAATATATTTTTTTTATTTTTAATAGATTTTTTAGTATACGACTGTTTAAAATAGGATGTTATTGATTGTTGTTGAGTATTATTAGAATATTTAGGCGACATTTTTTTCCCATTTACATTATTTTGTTTAGGAAATATTTTTTTATCATTTGGTCTGGTTTGTTTAGGAGATATTTGCCTTTTACTAGTACTAGATTCTTTAAGACACATTTTCATTCTATCTGGACTAGATTGTTTATGGGATATTTGTCTTTCTCCTTCTACGCCTCCTCCTATAATAGATTCTCTTGGTGACATCCTTTTTCCTGCGTAAACATGTTGTTTAGGAGACATTTTTCTTCCCTCCAGGTTAGATTGTTTGGGCGACATCCTTTTTCCCACGTAAACAGGTTGTTTAGGAGACATTTTTCTTCCTCCCACGTTAGATTGTTTGGGCGACATCCTTTTTCCCACGTAAACAGGTTGTTTAGGAGACATTTTTCTTCCTCCCAGGTTAGATTGTTTGGGTAATATTTTTTGTCCATCTGTACTAGATTCTTTAGAAGATATTTTTCTTTTAGAATAGTCGGGTTGTTTAGGTGATGGTTTTCTTCCTGTATAATTATTTGCTACTATATTTGATTTTGTTATTGTTAAATTTGTATTTTTAAATGAAGTATTTTCTACAGAATCTAATAAATTAATCTTTTTAATAAACATATATAAATATATATTATTTTATTTAAATTAAATTAATTCGATAAATAATATAATTTTATCTATAATTTATATTAATTTATTTAAATTTGATTTTATATTTAAAGTTATTGTTAATTGTAATAATAGGTTCAATGTCTAAAGAAGAATTTGTATGGAAAAGAGACACCTGGAAAGTATTACAGGAATTAATTAAACAAGATAAACATTTAATAGAGCATCAAATAAATTCTTATAATAATTTCTTAGATAGAGATTTAATAAATTTAATTGAACAATTTAATCCAATTGTATTAAACTATGATTATATAAAAGAACAATTATTTTATAGAGTTAAAAAGGATTATTTATTAAAAAAATATAAATTAGATAATAATTTACTTAAATGGACAGAATTTTCTGATTATGAAGAATTAAATAAGTTAATATTGCATTTATTAAATTTAGAAAAAAAAAATAAAATTATAGAACTGTCAACACATTTAGCACCAAACGATGAATCCGAAGATAAATTATTAATTAATAATTTTATAGAAGAATATATAGATATTAAGAAAATAAATATTCAGGCACATCGATATGAGTTAGAAATATCTATAAATAATATTAAAATTATTCCACCTGTTATTCATGAAAACAATGGAACACGAAAAGTGATGTATCCTATGGAAGCACGTTTGCGTAATTTTAGTTATGTTTCTGATATATATGTTGATATAAATTTTAAAACTAAAACAAAATTGGGGGAAGGGTTAACAAATATAGTAGAATCGCCTATTAAAACGTTAAAAAAAATTAACTTATGCCAATTACCTATAATGTTAAAATCAAATGCGTGTATATTAAACAATATAACTAATAATACCCCTTTAGACTATGAAGAGTGTGAATATGATGAAGGAGGATATTTTATAATTAATGGTAGTGAAAAAGTATTAATTAGCCAGGAAATTATAGCAAATAATAAAATATATATTTTCCCAAATAATCGTAAACAATCTAAATACTCTCATATATGCGAAGTGAAATCCTTAGAAGATAAAAAAATCTTAACTCCTAAAAGTTTACAGGTTAAACTTACAAGTAAAGAAGATATATATGGCCATTTAATAAAAGTATCTATTCCACATATTCGAATAGATATACCATTGTTTATAGTATTTAGAATTTTAAATATCGAATGTGACAAAGAAATTATGGATTATATCCTAGTAGGTTGTGATTCAGAAACAAAACAAAAATATTATCAACTATTAAGAGGGTCACTATATGAAGGGTCGAATGTAACAAGTCAATCTCAAGCTAAAGAATATATATGTAAATACGTAAATATGATGGGATATAACAGGGATGAGTCTGAAACTAAACGACGTTTAATATATTTAAATGATATATTAATAAATGACTTATTACCGCATGTTGGTACTGATTTCAGAAAAAAAGCATATTTTTTGGGATTAATGGTAAAATCATTATTAGATGTGTATTATGGACGTAGAAATTATGACAATAGAGATAGTTATTGTAATAAACGCATTGAAACAGCTGGCGTATTAATGTTAAGTATTTTTAGACAATATTATACTAAATTTATTAAAGATACAAAAACACAAATAAATAAAGAGTACATCAATGGTTCTTGGAGAGCTACAAATGATTTTAGTAATATTATAAACAAAAGTAATATATATAAATTGTTTAAATCAACAACAATTACTACTGGAATTAAATATTCTTTAGCAACTGGTAATTGGGGATTAAAAGCATCTATGAATAAACAAGGTGTATCTCAAGTGTTAAACAGATTAACCTATAACTCAAGTTTATCTCATTTAAGAAGAGTTAATATTCCAATAGAGAAAAATTCTAAACTAGTAGAACCTCGTAAATTAAATTCTACACAATTTATGAGATTATGTCCAGCAGAAACTCCTGAAGGGGCTTCAGTAGGAGTCGTTAAGAATTTAGCATTATCTAATCATATTACAAATTATAGTAATATAGAATCTATTAAAAATATATTAGAATCTGACTATACCAAATCTTTATTGGACTATACACCCAACGAAATTATAGGTAAAACCAACATTTTTATTAATGGTGATTGGTTATATTTAACCGATTATGCGGAATTGTTAGTAAATAAGTTAAAAAATTTAAGAAGATGTGGAATAATTAATATATATGTATCTATTGTATGGGATATAAAAATAAACAGTATTTTTATATATACAGATCAGGGACGTTCTTGTAGACCATTATATATATTACAAGATAATAAGTTTAAAATTAATAATGATATTATTAAAAATATAGTGAATAAAAAAATATCTTGGAATAATTTATTATGTCAAAGTTTAAATAATACAGTATCTAATAATAATAGTTTAACTGATTATAGTAATGAAATAAAAGAAGGTGTTATAGAATATTTAGATGTAGAGGAAGAAAGTACTTGTATGCTTGCAATAACATCAAATAAATTAGAAAATTTAGATAAAAAGGTAATAAAATATAAATATACACATTGTGAAATACATGCTTGTTTACAGATGGGTGTAATGGCTACAATAATCCCTTTTTCTGATCATAATCAGTCACCTAGAAATACATATCAATCTGCGATGGGTAAACAAGCAATGGGTATTTATGCTACCAATTTTAGATATAGGATGGATACACTCGCAAATGTATTATGTTATCCTCAACTACCTGTTGTAAATAGTAAAATCATTAAATATTTACCTTCTAATAATTTACCGTGTGGAATAAATTGTATAGTGGCAATAGCTTCTTATTCTGGATATAATCAGGAAGATTCCGTTATAATGAACAGTAGTGCAATTGATAGAGGATTATTTAGCTCGGTATTCTATAGAACATACAAAGATGAGGAAAAAAAATCTCAATCGCTTGGGTCACAGGTTCAGGAACAATTTAAAATTCCTGATCCAAATATGACAGTAGGAATGAAAGGAAATAATTATTCTTATTTAGATAAAGATGGTTTTGGAAAGATGGATAGTTATGTTACTGAAAATGATATTATAATTGGGAAAGTAACACCATATAAAACAAATAAAAATTTATTTAAGTGTTCTAGTAGTTCTTTAAAATCAAATGAGTCTGGATTTATAGATAAAAAAATAGTGTCTAGAAATAGTGATGGTTATAAATTTGTAAAGATTAGAGTTAGATCAAATCGAAGACCTACTATTGGTGATAAGCATTCTAGTAGACACGGACAAAAAGGTACTGTAGGAATGGTATTACGTCAAGAGGATATGCCATTTACAAAAGATGGTATTGTTCCCGATATAATTATGAACCCTCATGCTGTTCCAAGTAGAATGACAATTGGTCAAGTTGTAGAATGCATTACAGCAAAGGCATCATCAAGTATAAATTTATTAGGAGATGCAACAAGTTTTAATGATAAAAGATTAACAGATTTAGGAGATATATTAGAAACAATTGGGTTTAATAGACATGGGGAAGAAGTTTTATATAATGGTCAAACAGGTAGACAACTTAAAGTAAATATATATATAGGTCCTACTTATTATCAACGATTAAAACATATGGTAGAAGATAAGATACACTCAAGATCAACAGGTCCAAATGTTATATTAACAAGACAACCAGCAGAAGGAAGATCTAGAGATGGAGGATTACGATTTGGAGAGATGGAGCGGGATTGTATACTAGCACACGGAACCGCACAGTTTTTAAAAGAAACATTACAAGATCGATCAGATAATTATAGAATGTATTTATGTAATAAATGTGGATTAGTAGGTATTGTTAATTGTGAAGAAAATATTTATAAATGTGAAAGTTGTGAAAATTATTCTAGTTTTAATGAAGTTAGAGTTCCATATGCGATGAAATTATTTATACAAGAATTAGAAAGTATGTCGATTGCTCCTAGATTAATAGTATAATATTTTAATTATAAAAAATCTAAATTTTATATATATATATATATAATGATAGATGATAAAGGTTTAACAACAATTTTAACCATAATATTAACTGTTTATAATACTGTTGCTCATAATTTTTCAGATAAAAGTAGCTCTAAAGAAGGACTAAAATATTTAAATTATTTTTTATTTTTTATAATTTATAAATCAGTAGGAGTATATACAAATGGTATTAATATGCAATATTTATTCGGTCCACGCACTCCAGATACATACAAAAATTTTAGAAATAATAGATTTAAGTATTTAGATAAACTATTAGGTTTAAATTTAAGTCATCGAAATAAGCTTAAAAAATATTTGGATGGTAAAAATGTTTTTATGTTTAGTGATTATATTAGTTATTTAGATTGGTTATTGGGAGCAGCACAACACTTAATAATGGGTAAATTATTGACAAAAGCGTTTACCTCTAATAATATAAATAAAGTTAAACACTTATTAATATTGGAGGTGCTATATGATTTTACAAATTTCTTTAATGGTATAGTAGAAAATAACAACATATATGAACAAAAATTATCTACAAAAGTAGGATTATTGTTTACATTTATTCATTTTATTAGTGTTTCAAGTATTTTTTTACTTGATGATAAAAACCTTGAATTGATTATAAATTCAGAAGAATTTGATATTACAAAATTTTCAGAGTTATTACTTACATCTTCAGGATATATTATATTATCAGCTACAATTCTTACATATTGTTTGCTTTATTTAGAAGATAATACAAGAAGGGATTATTTAAAAAATATAGTAATATATACTATACTAATAATATTTTACACAAATTTTATACTAAAATTTAAATTTATCAATGACATAAACAAAGATAAAAAAATTTCAGATAATATTAAAAAAAAGGCACCAATAAGTATATATGGTGTTTATATATATACATTTTATCCATTAATATTATTATTAATACATCGTATTAGAAATTAAAATTGATTATAAATTTTACATTTTATAAATAATTAATACTAATGGAACTTGTACCATCAGAATATAGAAATAATTTAAAAGTTATAAATGAACTTTTACAAAGTAATACTATTGATAAAATTTTAATAACTAATATTAATGAACTAATACTATGTATTAAAGCAATATCACAATATCATACATTTCTTGTATATCTCTACTATTTAAAAGCTAGAATTACTAAAGAAAATATCTACTTTATAGCAGCAAGGGATATATACATCGAAAATTACTATTATTTAGACAATGTTTTAGCTCAAGAATTAGATTGGAATACATTTAATTTTACGATATATGAGTTTGCAGATATATTATACTATAATGATATATATTTTATACCAGAATCATTGAAAAATACGTATACAATTAAATCAGATAGTAGATATATAGCACTTCCAAAAGATCATATTAAATATAGATACAAAATTATAGATAATTTGGGTAAAGGTAGTTTTAGTAATGTCTATAAATGTATGGATCATAAATTTTTAGAAAATGTAGCAGTTAAAATTATACGAAATGAAGCAAGATTTAATAGACAGGTAAAAATAGAAATAAAAATTTTAAAACAATTAGCATTAGATAATAATAAATATATGTATACCTTATTGGATCATTTTGATTTTCGAAACCACACTTGTCTTGTATTCCATTTATTTAAACATAATTTATATCACCATCTTAAAAAAAAAGAGTTTAGACCAATGTGTTTGCTTCATGTTAAACAAATATCATATCAAATGTTAACAGTATTAGAAACTATGAATAAATATAATATAATTCACACAGATTTAAAACCAGAAAATGTAGTTATAGATTATATAGATATAGATAATATTAAAATTAAAGTAATAGATTTTGGATCTGCTACCTATAAACATAATAGAATACATACCTATATTCAATCTAGATATTATCGAGCACCTGAAATTTTGTTAGGAATACCATATGATATCGGAATCGATTTATGGTCGATTGGGTGTATTATTTATGAATTAATGACTGGAAATCCATTATTTAATAGTAAAAATGAAACAGATTTAATACTTGCACACTATAAATTTATAGGTAAATTCGATGATAGGTACATTTCTAAAATTACTAAAAGGTTTAGTATATTAGATAGATATAACATATCACCTTGTTTAGACCGTCCATACGAAAAATTAGAAAAATTACATAAACACGAATTTTTATGTGATTTTTTAAAAAATATATTTAAATGGAGTTCTGAAGAAAGATTGTCTATATCACAGGCACTAGAACATCCATTTATTAATTAGTTTTGTTGATTATTGTGTTGATTATTGTGTTGATTCGTTGTTATATTGGTTAGATATTTTATTAACTAATATAATTTTTTTTGTTGGGTGCTGACATAAGAGTGGACCCCCATTAATACCTGTAACATCTACAGCAGCTTGTTTGCCACTATCTAATGTATCTTCTGAATAAGATACATATTCTCCATCAATTAAAGTTTTATATGTATCTTCTGGAACATTAATTCCAGAATAATGAACAAATACATCATCATTAGTATCTAAATTAGTTATAAATCCGAAACCTTTTTTATTATTAAACCATTTTACTGAACCTAAACATTGAGTCATTTTACTTTATAATATAAATAATATAGATAATCTTTAAATACTTATTATGCTATAAATAGATTAATAATATATATATTATTTATATGCGATATTATAATATTATTTTTTATATAAGTGTTATAATTATAATAATAATTGGATTGCACTTAAAAGACTATTTAAATACGAATAATAAATACGAAATACTAACTATTAAATATAATAAGACAGTTCAGTCGTATTTTAAAGAAAATTTACCTATAATATTTACTAGCTTATTTAATTTAGATACTATTATTTCCCCGATTACAACTAAACAAAAATATATACAAAATCTTGATTATATCAATTATTTCAGCCATTCTAAAGATATGTTATTTGTATTAATATATGATAAAATTTCGGTTGAATTATTAATACCAAAAGAAATAAATAAATTTAAAATGATAACAAAAAAAAATAATATAAAAATATTAAAAAATATAGATATGAATTATAAATATATTCAGGTAAATTTAGATAAAAATAATATATTATCTATACCAAGATTTTGGATATTTAAAATAAAAACCATTAATCCAAGTATTAAAATTTATTATACAGATACCTTATTTACAAATTTATTTAATGTATTTTATTAATTATAATATAAAGAATTATATTATATTATAATTAATATGGGTGGTGGATTATTACAATTATCTGCTTATGGTTCAGAAAACGAATATATAAATGGTAATCCTCAAATAACATTTTTTAAAACTGTTTACAGAAGATATACAAATTTTTCGATACAATCTATAGATGTTCCTTTAGAAGGTCCAAGTGAATTATCATTTAATAATACTATTAAATTAAAAACAACTATTCCAAGAAATGCTGATTTAGTAAAAAATATATTTTTACGAGTTGAACTTCCAGATATTTATTCATCTGTAGAAGACGAATTTTTCTGGGTACAAGGGGTTGGTGTATCAATGATTAATCATATAAATATAATTATAGGAAGTAATATAATTCAACGTATATCGGGTAAATATATATGGAATATAAACAATCTAACCGTAAAACAAGAAAAACAAAAAGTTTTTAATAAAATGATAGGAAATGAATTAGATTTATCCTATAAAACTCTCAAACATAAAAAATATATTGGATCCGATAATACAAATTTAATAAATAATACAATTACAAAATTTTATAATACACATCCAAGTATATTTGGAAGAACTTTAAATATACCTATACCATTTTGGTTTAGTAAACATACAGGATTATGCTTACCTCTAATCGGTTTACAGTATCATGAAGTTATTATAGAAATAGAGTTAAAACAGGCAAAAGATTTATATACTATCAGGAAAAAGGATAAATTATATTATTACTATAAAAACTCAAATCATTATTATAAAGAAAATACAGATAATAGTGAGGGAAATAATGATAATAGTGGGGGAAATAATGATAATAGTGGGGGAAATAATGATAATAGTGGGGGAAATAATGATAAT